ATAGACTCCATTATCTTTATAGTCAATGTCATGCATTAAATTAATGTTAGAATTATAATTATTCTTAAAGAATTTATTGACTATCTTTTCAATAGTTGGTTTTCTAAAGACTACATAGTATTTTTCGTTTTGGTCGTTTAGTCTAATAATAGGTAAATCTGCTTTCATAAAATATCCACTAACTATTCTTTTATCTTCGTCTTGAATTTTAAAAGCTGTTTTATATTTGTCTTTGGTTTTCATTTTATTGATTGCCCAATTAACGCCAGAAGTTCCTCCCCATGCATCCCACATTAAACCACCACAGCCCTCACTATAAGGCACGTCTTTATGTTGTTGGTGTCTATTGAAACTAGCCATTCTACCAATAGTTTCCCAACTGATATTCTCTTTATTAGCTAATTGTCTAGCTCTAGTCCAACCTACTTGAGTGCCACAATCTGACCCGTTTTCTTCTTTATATTCTATAGCCTTCTTTGCGTTGTTAGACGCTGAATCTGGATAGTCATTAAACGTATCTTCAAACTCATGCTTTTGAAATGATTGCCAATTACTGAGTATGGCTGGGCTGTCAACGAGTGCAATATAATCCACTCCAGACTCATCCTCTTCGTCAATTATTAATTCTAGTAAATCTGTTTTATCTTCCATTGTTTTTTATTTAAAATGTTGCCTGTCCTTGTATTACAGCGACAGAGTTTTGTGTTGATGTTATATCTGTTTCAGTTACAAATACTTGAGTTTGTTGTTGAGGGACTAGTGTGCTAGTGTTAGCTGGTTGTAGAGTTGGGGGTGTTCCTCCACCGCCTCCGCCTCCTCCACCAAAAGAGGGAGTTTGAACTCCACCACCTCCAGGACTACTAGTCTGAAATTGTTGTTTAGATATTGCAGCCACGTTAGCCAATCCATTAACTATAGCAATTCCAGCAGCAATAAACGGTTGAGCTGGAAATAAGACTGTGGCTGGGTTTAATGCAGCAGCAGAAAAAATAGCGTTTGCACCTTGGTAAGTTGACATAATAGCCTGTGCTATTTGTAGTTTCTTATTTATCTCAAATGCACGTCTTTGACTCTTTTCATTGTCTTTAGCAAAAGCAGAAGTTAAGTTTATTAAAGCACCTACTCCGTCAATAGCTAAACCTATTTTAGCATCTTCTACAGCTTGCTGTCTTTCTAAATCTTCTTTAGCAAACTTCTTTTTAATTTCATTTATTTCGTGTTCTCTAGCTTCTTCTAAGACTGTAATATCTTCACCATATAATTTAGCCTGTTCTATTAGATTAAAATATTTATCTGCTACAGCGTTTTCCTCTTGTTGTTGTTGAGTTAATAAACTTTCAAAATATAGATTTTCTAAATCTTCTTTAGTTTGTAAAAAGTTTATATAGTCCTCAACAGCTTTATTGTCTCTAGCCGCTTGGTCTGCTATTTCTTTAGCGTTTTTCTTATCTCTTTTAGCCTTAGCATCTGCATTAACTTTGTCAATTTTATCCTGTTTAGTTTTAGCTGCTTTAGCATCCATGTCAATGACTCTCAACTGAAAACCAGCCAAAGCATTTTCTTGTAACATTAACTGTTCCTCTAATTTCTTTAAGTCTTCTTTTCCTTGAGCCTCTGTTTCTGATGGGTCAAAAACTAAAGTGCTAGCTTTCTCAATTAATTTATTAGCTTTTTCAGTTAAACCAAAAGTCATATCAATAGGCTCTAGTCCAAATATTTTTTTCCCAACTGTGCTTTGTGTAATACCGTTAATTAATTTTGCTATTCCCTCACCTAAAAAGTCAATAGTTTTTAATAACAATAATGGACCAGCAGACAATAGTTTTAAAGTGAACTGTAGTATTCTCTGATTTCTTTTACTTCCCTCTTCCTTTTCTTTATTAACTACCTTTTGAGCAGCTAATTCATTTTTAATTGATTGAACAACTTTTTTCTGTCCGTCAATTTTCATCATTAAAATTTCACGCTCTGTCTTACCTTGTAGTTTTAAGATGTTTTCTTGGTTGTTTAAAGTCTCTAGGTTTTTTTTGTTTAGTTCTGTTGTTGCTTTTGTGCTGGCTTGTAAGTCTTTACTAGCGTCATTAACTCCGTTTATAGCATTTTTAATTTTATCAAAGTTTGCTATTAACTCACCAACCAACACAACTAAAGCACCAATTCCAGTTGCTATAATTGCACCTCTTAAAAACTTAAATGATTTAGATGTAGTGTCTACAGACTTACTAAATAAGCCCATAACAGTTGAGGCTACTATAGTTGTAGCATTGTTTAACTTTTGAAACGCTGTAGAGTTTTTAATAATATTATTAAATAACTTCATAGCAGATTGAGTTCCCTCAATAGCACCTTTAAAAGCCATAGAGATTCCAATAGCTTTTTCTATGTTTCTAACAGTGTCCTCTATAGCACCACCTCCACCACCTAGTAGAATAAAAGCAGCAGAAACGTCACCAACAGCACCAGCAACAGAACCAAGTTCAGAAGCTACCTGTTCATTATCTAAAGCCTCCATAGATAACTCAGTGTTTTTAATTTGTTTATTAACACCGACTAACTCTTGTTTTAAATCCTTAAAAGCCTTAGTCCCTAAAGGAACTTTTCTTAACTCCTCGTTTAATCTTTCCGCTTCCTCCTCTAATTGTCCTAGTGAGGTTGTTGCTCCCTTTGCATTTATATCTATTTCTAAAGCTACTTTTTCTGCCATTTTATATTATGTTAAATTGGTTACCATCCCACATCATTGTAACACTGTCTCCATTACTTGTTAAAGTGTGAGTAGTGTTTCCGTCTATAGTTGCATTAATTTGACTTGCATCTATAACAACTTGATTTTGTGAATGTAATTTCTTAAATGTCCATATCTTACCAACATGAGGTAAACTATTAAAAGTTTCATAAGTTGCCTCAAATACAGCGTCTACAGTTCCCCCTTGAGTATCTACTAAATAAGTTCTTACATTTTCACTAGGTGTAAAATCTGCACTTACAGTTTCAAAACTTCCGTCTCCTTGTATTTCGTCATTAATATACAGGACATTAGACTGTGTTACGGTTTGATTATTAGAGTTTATTAACTGCACATTTTTAACCCCTGATTGAACTTTGTTTCCATCTCCTTGTATAACTACATTATTAACACCTGAATAAATAGTATTATTTGAGCCTCTAACAGTAGCACCTTGAACAGTTCCACTTATATAGTTATTAGTCCCTATTGCATTAACAGACTGGTTTCCTGTGCTATTTCCATTGGTTGCTGTTCCATTACCATTTCCAAAAGTTGGAACTTTCTCACCATCTAGTTTTAAATTGACTCCTCCATGACTAGCGACTGTGGACCTACTAAAGACAGTAGCTTCTTTTATTTTAAGAAATTCACATTTAGTAAGTGGATTAGATGGGTTGTAATTCTCTACTTTATTTAGTCTAAAATATTGACCCTCAAAATAATATTGTTTTTTAAAACTTAAATTAGCTATATCACTAGGAGTTAGGTAAAAATAAGCATTAACTATTTTAGAGTTTGAGTCTGTAATTTCTTCAATAAACTTTTTATAGTATTTATTATATAAGTTAGTATTGTTAAAAGTTATAACATTATTAAAAGCATTTGCCCAATATACCTCATTAGTTAAATTAAATCCTAAATCCTCAGCAGGATTATAAGGATCGTCATACATTCCAGCATAAGGATAAACACTTTTAAAAGTACTACCACTAGAGTCATTGTGTAACCACTGCTGGTCAGTATTTTTTAATCCTCCCCATTGTAGAATCCTTATATTAGACTCAGTTCTTTGAATGCCATCTTTGTCATCATACTTAATAATGGTTGGTATTACTCTATCATACCACAATTGACCAACGCTTGGAGTAGGTGAAAAGATAAGTTCTGTCTTATGTTCTGTCTTAATAAAATCGTTATTAATAGTAAAGTCAGCTTGTCCATAAACCTCATCCCAAGTATTATAATATAAATTATTATAGTAGTCATTGTCTTGTTTATAGCTATATAAATACTCTTTATAGTTTAAAGCACCCATTGGCTTAGACTCTACAGCCTGACTCTTGTCTAGCTTAGCACTCCAGTCAGTTACTTCATTATTGTAGAAATCGTCTCTAGGTTCAATTAATAAATTCTTTTCGTCTGCTGGGTCTGGTTGAATATATAAATTAAACATTTTAATAAGTGACTTAATAAAGTCTCTTTGTTTAATCTTTGCTGGAATAGCTGAGGACATGTCTATAGTGTCACCTTCTGCATATCCATTATTCACTACCTCGTTATTAAAATAACTATCTAAGACTTTTAATGTAAATGAATTAGCGACTGCTGGATAAGTATTATTAGCAGAATCAATCCAAAAAGCATTTGGACTATTAGAACTAACATAAGTATTGTCTTGACATCTACATTCATATACAACCTCTAGTTTTACTTTTTCACCACTATTAAGAAAAACATTGTTTGCACTTACATAAAATTTATTACAAATAGCACTATCATTAAACCCCTCTACTCTAACATAAGCCGGATTAATTAAAGACGCTAAGAAATAGTTTTCAGATGGAACAGTAGGACTAGCTAATGTTGTAATTGTTGAAGCTGGAGCAACTCCAGTACTACCACCATAAACACCGAAATTCTGCTCATCCAGTGTAGATATAAAAACACCTGACGAATTATATTTATTTAATCTAACAAATCCAAAAATAGAAGATATTGGAGTGTAAGTAGAGCCTGCTGTAGGTGAGCCTGTTGGTGCTATAAATAATCCTTGCACCTTAATCATTGCATTTATATCATAATTAGCGTTAGAGCTTGCTGTAAATATTCCTGTGCTATTATTATATACATTGCCAGCGTCATAGCTTTCAGTCTGATTTATTAATATATCACTTTGAAAAACATTATTATTATCGTATTGGCCTGAGAAAGTACTAGACGAAGTATTGCCAGTTGCTGTAAACTTAGGATTGTAGGCACTAAATATTTTATTTAAAATAGTTGCTTCTGTCAACTTAAATTCCTTACTAGAAAAAGGAACTATTAGACTATTAAAATAATCACTAGTTAAAAATGTTGATGTGTAGGAATAACCAATAGAACTAAATATTTCGTCTAAATACTTTTTAACTTTTACTGCTGGATTAAAATCCTCAACGGACCAAATCTCGCTAACTGCTAAACCACCATAATTAATATCATAGTTAATCATTGGATAACAATAGTCAGTAGTTAAAGGAAAATTCCAAGTTGCTACCTGGTTAGCTTTTGTGTAAGTATGATTCAAACTACTTAAGTCTAAGTCTGTTAGTTCTTGGTCTTGTAATTCAGTAAAGAAATTTCCTATTCTACCAATTATAACACAACTATAAGTTATTAATCCATCCTTATTATTAACAGATTTTATTTGTAAATATCCATCTAATTGAACCTCACCGTTAACTAAATAAGTAACATCTGTCCTTAGATTAGGATTAAATGTTTGTAGATCTATATTGACGTCAAAAATATGTTCAAAGATTTTATTAATCTTTTTACTAGATGGCAAAGTTATAGTCTTAGAAAAGTCTGCTTTTCTTTGGTCAGGTTTAGCAATGTCAGCAATATTAAAAGTTAAGTTAGGATTTAACGAATCTAACAACTCTACATTTTCACCATTTATATATAGTTCCTCTTTTACCATTATCCGCTACAGCTTTCACAGTTTTCGTCATCAATATTGCATGTCCTTTCTGGAACTGCTTTATTCTCTAACTCCCTTAACATCTTTTCAAATTCTGTTAATTTTTCTTCCATTAAAATCTCTGTCTAAAATTGTTAATACCAAACTCTAAATTTACTTCTAAATTAAATACTTTGTCTACACTAGAAACCTTTTCTTCCCAATTACCTTCAATATTTTTAACTGGGATTCGTCTAATCTCTGTACTTCCTGACGGTGCTGTGTAGCTATCCATTAAATAAATCTCAGGACTTTCTATAAGTTCTAACAACCAATTATAAGTATTATAGTCAATCCAGTCAGAAGTTAGTTTCATTTTAGGCATTGACTTAGTATAGTATTGGACTTTTTCTCTACTAGATATAGAGTAGTCTATAGCACCTGTCAAACTTAAATCATTTGGAGTAGTTTTAAAAAACTTCCTTTCTATCTCTTCTGTATGTCTTGATACTTTAGTAAAGTTAAAATAATCAAAACCACCCAAACTATTTAAGAACTCTAGTCTCCTAGTTTCAAATCTGCATTCTGTATCTATGTTAAAATAAAACTTTTCAGAAGCTATAGCTCCACCCCCTTTTAAAGCAATATAGTAAGAAGTTGCATTGGTGTTAATTATTGGTTGACTTCCTGTTGATATGTAAGAACTATTAATTTTATTTATTGAAGCTGGTCCAATAGGTATTCTTAAATAACTAAATGTTGTTAATGTTGGAACTGTTAAAACTGTAGTAGATATTGATATATTACTAGAGTTATATTCTTGTATTATAATTTCATCTATTGGGTCATTAGCATGGTCATATAAAACATATATATAACCCTCATCAGTATAATTTAATTTTTGATTATAACTACTATTTGAAATTAATCCATTAGGTGAGTTAGTCAAAAACTTTCTAGTAGACGAATTGTCTGTATATTTTTCATAGTAGTTATTGTATTGCCAATCATAGAAATTTACAACGTCTCTTCTATATCTTGGTAAACTACCGTTAAAAGTTAGTAGGTCATAAGAAGTGCCAGTAGTAGTGTCTGGGAATGTTACAGTTTGTGGAATGTCATAAGTTGCAGATCCTGTGTTATAATGTACCCAACCAAATTCCAAAGTAAAATCTTTATATGAATTACTATTATTTTCTACAGTAGCAATATTAGTTCCATTTAACAAACCTAAATCACTAGATATATAACTCTCCATAATACCAGACATATCAAATCTCCCAAAACCTTCTGTAGTTGGAGGAACTTTTAATCTACCTACTGTAGTAGCACCATCCTTAACATCAATCAAATAAGCAAATCCAGGATAGTTTCTAGTAGCATTTACTGTTTCATATAATACAACCTCTACAGGATTGTAGACTGTTCTAAATTGTTGTGGTAGGTATTTAATTTCTAAACTCATTTTTTTAATATTTCTTTTAATCCTTTTGCTACTCTTTCTCCTGACACTATTCTAATTTCTGTTTTAAACTTATCAAAAGCCTGACCGTAGAAAGTCTCTTGCATACAGTTGTCAAAAAAGTATCTAGGTCTAATTCCAGTTCTAGCAATAGAGTTTCTTACTGCATATTCGTTAAGCCCTTTGCTTTTAGACCAGGCTTTAACATGACTAACCTTTGGACCTTTCTTAAACTGATAAGGACTATTAGGTGCTTTTATATCCCATGGTTGACCTTTTCTATCTCCACTCTTTCTAATCCCTCCAATACCTTTAACACCCTGATTAAGATAATCGTAATAGTCAGCTAGATATAATGTAGCAACCATTCTAAATCCAAACATTTTAACAGGCATTCTTATAGACTTCTGTAAACTACCTTTATAGACTAACCCCTCTTTTTGAACAGATTGCTGTAAACAATAAACCATGTCAGCAGCAATGTTATTAAACACTTGACTCAATGTAGTAGGATTGTCTATTTTAACTTCCTCTAACTGGTCAGCATCAAAACCAAATATGTCTAATTGGTCTGTCATTATCTATGTTTGTACTTTTGCCTCATTTCTCTTTGGACCTGTTGTTCCATCTTTTGTTTATCACTATAATAAGCTACTATGTTTAGAGCTTTAGTTATATCCCAGTTTAGTATCTCATCCCATTTATCTATCCTACTATTAGTCAAATTGTCTAAGGTGTGCCACCATCCCCAGCGTTGACCAAATCCAGTTCCTCCCTTGCTTCCTTCGTCATCTTCTCGGCTTCCTGCATCAAACAAGTTTTTATAGCTTTTGTTAAGTCCTCCGAGTGAGTGTAAAAAAAAACACCTATTGGGTAAGCTATTGTCATTGGCATATTATTTAGAAAGTTATCTGCTGTCTTTCTAAGGACCTCACTATCCACGTCAATATGTTTCCAACCAAATACAGTCTTTTTAACTGGTCTACAAATAGTAGTTAGTATATGATGTAAGTTATTAAATATTGCTTCCTCATCATCTTTAGCATTTTGCAGAATCTCCATGCTGTTAATATACTCACCAAATAATAACTTCTTAGCATCTACTTTAAACTCATACCACTGACCACCAATCTTAAATCTTTTGTCTTTTAGTTGTTTAGGGAGTTCTGTCTCTAAGAAACTCATTTTCTTTTTAATAGACTTAAACTGATCTAAACTAATATTCTTTATTACATCTCTTTTCTGTCCTGTTAAGACTGCTAGAATGTTGACTACTCTTTCTATGGGGTTTAGTTTAGAGTTTAGTACTGGTCTTAGGTTGATGTAATTTCCTATTGTAACATCTTCCCACTTTGTTGGGATTGTAATTTCCATAATTCTATATATAACAAATTTTTAAATAATAACAAAACACTAAAATAAATATTTTAATTAAAAAACTAAACAACTAAACACCAACTAAAATACTAACTCACAATAGCTGAGAACACTATTTAAATTAACTCTAAGAGACTTTAATAGTTTTTATATATGTTTATATACATTGACTAATTATAATGTCTTAAAACTAATATATTCAATTAGCTAGTTTATGAAATAGTATAAATCAATAATAAGATAAATATCTTATCTTATCTTATAGAACCCCATTTGCTCAGCATTTGCTTAGCATTTGCTCAGCATTTGCTAATTTTCTTCCTGTAAATAAAAAGGGAGTGACGCTCTTTTGCCGACCACTCCCAATTCCCAAAACATAAAATCTAATGAAGATTTTTGCTTATTCAAATATAGTAAATTATCTTATTGCATACCATCCTCTATTGTTTTCTTTTAAGTGTATTAATGCCACGTATCTCAAAGCATCCATTAAATGGTCTTGTCCTATTGGTTTCTGAAGACTATTTCCGTTTTTGTCAGTTGCCCATTTATACATCCTAAACTCTCTTCTAAGGTTGCTACTATTAACAACATTAATTTTATATCGTTTAAGAATGTCTATTCCGTTTAGAATACTGTCTCTACCTTTTGTAGCTGGTTTAGCATTTAGTCCTAGTCTATATATTTCCTCAATACTTTTAGGCTCTGCTGAGTCACATATAACCTCATCTCTTCCAACTATAGGTATTAAAGCCTCAGCTAAATCCTGGTTAGTTAATTCTCTTTGGTAGAGTATTTCTTTTAAATATAGTTCGTCATCTCGTTTATATACTGCTACACATGCTGAGGGGTCTATACTATACCCAAAGTCTAAACCATAAGCCACTAGCTTACAGTCTGGCATACTATCAACATACTTAACATTTTCGTATATTAAACCACTTATATTTCCATATTCACCAAGACCATAAATCTTCCAGAACTCTTTATCTGTTTGTTGTAAATATTCTATTTCTTTAATTAATGACTTAGGAAGAAACGCATTGTTTTTGTAATTACTTACTATTACCTCAACGTCTCCTACTTCCTTAGAACGCTTTATTTCTAGCTCTTGGTTAATCCATATTTGTTCATCGTCTGGGTTAAAGTCTAGGAATATCTTATTCTCGGTCCTCATTAGTAATTGGAAGAACTCTTGTTTGTATTCTAACTCATTTGCTTCATTACAGTAAAGTATATTTCTTTTAGCACCTCTTAGCTTTTGTTCGTCATCTGCACCTATAAATTCAACCAACCTTTTTCCATATCTATACTGCTTTTTAGTTTTGTTATGGTCAATTCCAGAATACCAACCCTCAGCCTTTAAAATGTCCTCAAAGTCTCTAATTACTGTTCCATCTAGATTGGTCCTATATTTCCTAACTGTGGTCCAAACACCTTCATGACAATACTTACCATCTCCATAGTTACCACTAATTAACCACAATGCACATAATTGGTTTAAGGACCAAGTTTTAGAACTTCTAGTCCCTCCTCTATTTATTACGATTTTAGATTGACTGTCATAATTACGCTCAAATATTTCAGTCGCTTCCACGCTTTATATTGATGTTTATATTATTGACTGTGGATTCTATTTCTTGTTTGTCTGGTGCATTTAATCCAAACATCTTAGCTATTGAATCATAAGCACCTCTATAGTCAGAACCCTTGACCATTTCTTTAAGTAAATAGAATTTAGCTTTCTGTTCTTTTGTGAGGTTTTCTTTTGCTGCTAGGTCCATTAGATACTCCCAAGATTTAATCATTTTAAAATAGCCCTCAGCTACTTCCTTACGTGTTATTTGGAAGGCTTCTGCTTCTTTTGTTTTCAATTCTTGCACCCTTGTACTTATATTGTACTGAGCTAAGAGGTGACTAGCCTTAGTTGCTATAGTCTCTAACTTAGTGTCTTGACCAACATCATAAGCACGTCTATAAGCTTCTGAAGCATTGCCAGTGTTGACATACTCCTCAGCAAATTTACTTTGTTTAGGTGTTAGTTTATTAGACATTAAAAATTGTTAATTGTGATTTGTGTTGGTTAATTCTTTTAATAGCTGTTTCGTAATACTCTTTGTCTAGCTCGCAAGCTATTAAATCATATCCTAAATTATGACAGGCAATAGCAATGCTTCCACTACCTAAATGTGTATCTAATATTTTATCACCTTTTTTAGCATAGTTCATCAAAAGCCATTCATAAAGTTTAATAGGTTTTTGACAAGGGTGGATATTATAGTTGTCATCAGAAACAAATCCAAAGTGTTTAATACATACATAATCAACTCTTTTTAGTCTGCTATAACTTGCGATTTCACATTTACTAAATTTTGGGTTTGGGTTTTTTTTATCCCATATTATAGCACCACCTTTATTATTAAAACAATTATAATAATTAGCACCCCAAATAATTTGCTCTTTACTTACTCTTTCTAATTCTTTAAAATATTGATTATTAGGTATGCTATCATTCCAATCAACCTTTTTCCCTCTTTTATTACCTGTTTGCTGCACCCAGTTTCCAATCCCATAAGGAGGGTCAACTATTGCTAAGTCAAAGTAGTTATCCTCATACCTTGACATTAATTCCATATTATCTTCATTAGTAATATTCATAGTTTTTCACTATTGTCTATAACTTGTTTTATAAAGTAGTCTGGTAGTCTTTTCCATCTTCTTCTAGCATCCATAAACCGAATAAAGTAATTTACTGCTTTACTACCAAACTTAGCTTTTTGTTCTTTTATTTCTTTAGGTGTTAGTTTCATTTAAACTCTACTAGGTCCTCAATATTAACTTTAAATTGTTTATAATTACCCTCCTCAGTATGGCTAACTATTGCCAACTTACTATCTAATGATTTTATATAAACTCTTTTATTATTATATGTTAATCTTCTTTTTAACATTTTCTCTTTAAAAGTCTTCTTCGTCATCCAATCCATTTTCTTCGTGTATGTATGCTAGTTCTAAAATTCTATAATCTGCTTCAAAATCAAAAGTTGTTGAGGCTACTCCATTAATGTCAAAACACTCGTATATTTCCCCATTCATTTCTGAGTAGAAATATAGTCCCTCATCGTCTATATAATAACCATAGCTAAAATCACTTTTTAGTAGTTCTCTTTCGTTTGGCATTCTTTTTCTTTTTTACTTGTTTAACTTCCTTAGCTTCTTTTTCAGTAAGCCAATTAAATAAGATTTGCATTTGAGATTTTACACAACTATTACAGGCCCAACTTACTTTCATATCTGGGTGTAATTCTTTTAATATTGGTTCTAAGTTGTTTCTTAAAAAGGATATGTCTACAGAGCCAGGAAAGGCACTTGTTTTGTTATATAGTTTAATGGTTTCTTCTATTGTCATAGCAATCGTCTTTCAATTATACGTAAAATTAACGGAGTTATTAATATTATTGGGTTTAAAGTTATTAAAAAATAAATTAGTGATAGCCAGAAGGTAATGCAGAAACTACAATTAAAAGGCTTGTAGTCCCATTTATTTATCAAAGGTCTAGCATAGTCTACCCATGTTGTAGCTATGGTAATTATAACTAATATACTAACTATAGAATTCATTTAATGTCCATTTTTGTTTTATCTTGTTTGCTAATTCTTTAAACTTATATTGTATTGTATTTCTGTGAATGTCGCTTTTCTCAGCTAGACAGTTTCTATTACCACTACAAATCAATAATTGTTCCATCATTATTTTATCTAAACCATCTAAAGAGTCAATAAGGTCTTTTAATACCTCATCTTTAAAACAACTATTAGAATAGGTTTCTATGTCTTCTATGCTACTAAATTGACTAGGTAAATAGTATTTAGTTCTGTATTGTCCACGCTCGCTAATTATTTGATATAAGCAAAGTTTATAAACATATTTTTTAATAGAGTTTTCTTTGTCTAATTGGATAATAAAATCTTCACCCTTGTTAAGTAGTATTATAAAAATGTCTTGTTTAAAGTCCTCTAACTCTACGACATTGTATTCTCTACCAATCCAAAATATAAAGTTTTCTATTTTCTTAATTAGCTTTCTGTCCATTAATATTCTTTTGTTACGTTGTACATTTCAGACTTTAGAAAACTTATATTAGTCCTCATTGCATCTATAACCCTATAGCCAGACTCTAACAATCTTCTAAGTTTATACATCTCAGGGACTTCTACATTAGCTTCATTAGTAGCTCTAGCTACAGAAAAACCTTCTTTGACTCTATCATGTATGACCTTTTCATAGTTTTGATGTGCTTCTGTTCTAATAGTTTCTATATAGTATAGATAGGCTGTCAATTCTTTTAGTTGTTTATTTAAGCTGTTACCATCAAATACGTCTGTTTGTTTATATTCTTTGATTATTTCAGCTATTTTATTTAGTGTTGATTTCATTGTTTTTGTTGTTTAGTATTTCATAACAAAGTTTATAAGGAATTTTGCTACGTTGATAATTATTTTTTAATCCTTGAGTTCCTGTCTTAGATCCTCTTGGTGATTCTTCGTGATGACATTTTTTATTTCCATTAAAACATTTAGGCTTAGGCATCCATCCATTAGGATTAAATAAGTTAGCTATATTATTTGACCAGATGTCTGTAGGTTTAGCTCTACTATCACCATAGCGACAATACCAAACAGTAGTCTTAGGTATGCCAAGCATGAAACTCATCTTTCTTAAATAACCTCTAGGATTTTCAATGTAATAAGTACAGTCAAACTCTTTGATTAGTTTTAAAGTATTAAGAATCAATCTATCGCTTTTAGCTGCAAAATCTGTTTTAGGTTTTCCCATGTCTCTATGATGTGATATGGCGGCTATTGAATATGTAGTACATGGTGGTGATGCCCATATTATATCTGGTTTAAAAGGTATATCTTCTTTTTTTAAATGTTCTATGTCTTTTACTAGGTTAATATTTTTAAATGGTTCTATGTCTACTGAAAAAACATTATACCCTAATTTTTCTGCTACCTTTCCAATGCTTCTAGATCCTGCAAATAATTCAAGAACATTCATTTTGCAGTTGTTGTATGGTTAATAATAAATTCATAAAGTCCTCAAATTCTAAACAGGCATAGTCATTTTCAAAGTTCTTAGTAAACACTACAACAGGAGTTTTTCCCATTGGTCTATCACTTCTAGCCTGTTCTAAGGCTTTCCAGATGTTTAGCTTTTCTTGGTTTTTGCATTCCCAATGATAGTCAAATAAAACAGAGTCTGGATTAATGTCTATAATGTCTCCTTTTATACTCATTCCACCACTCATAGGAGTACGTCTTACATTAGTATTGAACTTTTTATTTAGTTGTTTGGCCACGTCTCTTTCAAAACGCTTGCCTTTCTGATTTGCATTCATAATTTTTGAAAATGTTTTCTTATAATTTTTCCTAACTCAGCGTCATTAGGATATATCCTACACAGCAAATTAATACTACCGTCAGTGCTACTATAAGGATGACTATAGTCTGTGTCCTTTGTTTGTCTGTATTCATTTAAAGTCCTTTTCTTCATTTTTATTATTATACTTTTGGATTAATAAAGTAAACACGCAACCACAAAAAAAAACTGTGACGTGTGATGCTAATATAAGAAAATAAATTTTATCCATTTTTGTTAGATTCTAATTCTGCTTTTTTTAAATTGTGTTTATAGGTAGAAAAATCTGATTTTATTATAGCATTCTCTTTGTAAGCTACAGCATTTTCATATTTAAGTTTAGAAATGTCTTTATAGTTTTGTCTAATTTCGTGCTGTAAATCGTGGATGAGTTCTAGAATATCCATTAAAACTTCTAGACCTTCCTGTTTTACTTTATTATTAGTCTTTTCTACTTCGGCACTAGCTTTAATAATCATTATATCTAGCTTATTTTTTCTTAACATTATATCTAATTCATCCATTCTGTATGTGTTTTAGTGGATTGTTGCCTCCTATTGTATAATATCCATTGTAAAAATTAAATCTTAAAGGCTCATCTAGAGTAGTCAACTCTCCTCCAGTCATAACATTTTTAACCTTTTGAACATGCAGTTCTGTCATTGTTTTAAATTCTGGGTGGTTGCCCATTCTGTGAATAGCATATACATCGTCAGCTCGATTAATAAACCCCATGCCTCCCTCAATGTCACTAGACTTGGGAGGTTGAACATAACCCTCTAAAGTATGTCCAGGCTTGTAGACTCTTCTAGCTGCTTCGCTTATTGGGTGTGTATTAATATAAACTGTCTTTCCAGTCTTATTACAAAACTCTCTAACATTATTACAGAATAAATAGTTTCTATCAAACTGTCCAAGCTTACCTCCTCTTTCTATATTTAAGCCAGTGTAAGGGTCTATTAAACATCCGTCTACATTCTCTTTAGCAAATATATTTAAAAGGTCTGAGGCAGTATAAAGTTTTCTATTGTCTACAAATTTAAAGTAAGTGTCAATAATTTCTATTTGTTTTTTAATCTCTGACTCAGTTAGGTCCTCAACTTTTTGTCCTGTTAGCATTTGAATCATACTAATTTTTAATAGTTCTGGAGAGTTTTCTCCACTCCAAACACACCACTTTAAATTATTATTAATAGAGTGGCAAAGTAAATACCATATAAAAAAATAAGTTTTACCAACATTAGGAAACCCAGAAACGACTACCATTTGACTAGGTTTAAATCTTACAAACTTGTCAGTAATTGGACAGCCTATTCCTAAACCTTTTTTAATCTCTCCGTTTTTGTATTTAATAGCGTAGTCTAGTCCGTATCCTTTATTTAGTATCATTGATTGTGCTTAAAAATTTCTTTAATGAGTCTGAGTTTTTGTGTATAGGGTCACTAAATGTAGTTTTTTTCTTTGACTTTTTAGCAGCTTCGACTCGTTTTAAATATTGTTCTTTTCGTTCTTGGTATTGTGTATCTAGAAATTTTATGTTAATTTGGTTGTCCTTTTTTTCTATCATTCCCTCATCAATTAAAACGTCTAGAAAATCCTGACCAATTCGTCTAGCCATTTTAATATAGGTCATTGAACAATCTTTGTTCCAGTAGTGAAAACAGGCATCTATAAAAGACCCTTTTTCTTCTTTAGTTAAATACATTATATCACCCCCCAACCATTGACTTGGAAAGGCTTTGAAATATGGTAGTTCTTTGCTCAAAATATGCTTTGTTTTTTTGTTCGTATTTATAAAAAGCTAATAGCTCATTTTCATTTAATGACTCTTCAGTATATAACCTATCAAAAGTAAAGGACACTGGTTTAATGTCCTCTACTTTTTTTTTAGGTTGTATGTAGTCAATATATTTAAAATTCTTTTTCTGAATGTTAAAAGCTTGCACTAAACTAATATAAGTTATTTTATATTTTTTAGCAATTTCAGGCATTGTCATTCCGTTCATTAACATATTTTGTATATCTAACGAACTTAAACCCAATGCTTTCAAGACTCTTGACTCTTTCACGATACTTAAAAGGGTAAGTCATCAGAACTATTAGAAACCTCTGCAACTGGCTTAGACTCTTTTTGTTCTTCTGGGTTGTACGTGTTAACACTTAAAGACACATCTTTTCCGTATTGGTCAGGCTGGTCCTTTAGGTTTACATTTAATTTAAGATACTTGTTTCCTTTATAATCGAAAACATGTTCTTTAACTTTGTCTATATGAACAGTAACAGTCATCCAGTTATCATTCATTTTTTTACCGCCTCCGCAGTAGATTGTTGGTTTTTTTTCCATTGTTATTTGTTTTACTTGTTTTAAATCTGACATAAAGTGCCATTCTTTTTTAATCATTAAAATTTATAAGTTATGCCTACAGCTACAAAAAAACCTCCTGTAGCTATTGCGAATGTGTTAGGGTTAAAATCTAGCTTTTGTTTGTGCCAAACCATGCTAGTAGTTCCAGCAGTCATCAAACTTAATCCTCCAATTATAGCAAATTTTTTCATAATTTAAAAGTTTAAGTCTAACCAAAGACTTTTTAAGTATGATCTACACTCTTGAACTCTGTCGTAAATCTTTCTAATATCCTCTTCGTTTCTATAAATCTCAAACACTTTAATTCTATATCTAGAGTCTATATTAGAATATTTATATTTGCTAGCAAACTCTACTAAGTCAGTGCTTTCGTCTCCAAAGTATTCTTTTTGAATTAACTCCTCAGGCGTGTCCATTAGTGTATAGATTAATTTATACCTATCAATATCAGTTAAAGCCATGTAGCCTTGAGCTTGCCAGTAATAGTCTTTATTAGGTACACCACTATAGTATAAAGGAAAGCTAAAACAATCCCAACTATTTTTCACATCTATTATATGGTCATCTAAAATAGCGTCTGGAGTACCTGTTAAAAAGCCATTTTCAAAAGACTCTTTATTCTTTACTAAACTAGTATAGTCTAATTCTTTAGCTATAAAGTTTAAAGAGTCTACTTCTACAGCGTTTCCCTTGTCTATATACTTACTAAACACCTCTTTTTTACGGTTATAGATTTGCTCTTTACTCCATTCCTCTAAAAAACTTTTAGTAGTCTTAGATAGTGTTTCTGTTTTACTTCTAGCATTGGTCATTATCTTACCAATAGCAGAACATCTTATTTTAAATTCTTTCATGTTATTGGTTTTTGATTGCGTTAGCTACTTCGTCTGCACTAGCTACATTAGAATCTACACCGATTCCAAAGTTAGCCAAACATCTACCCCAGCTTGAAGTCTCGCAGTTTTCTATAAATGAAGTCTTATTTATAAAAGTAGAGTTCTGCTTTTCGTGTGCATGTCCAGAAGCTACTTCTATTCCAGCATCATTTTTAATAGTTGTTTTTATTATTACTCCATTATCATTAATGTGAGTTATTTCTGAGGTCATTGAATATCCTGTAAATTTTTCTCTAAAATATTTAATTCTCTCGTTTACTGTGACGTAGGCTTTACCCTTTATGTCAACTGTTTTCAATTGGTTCATTGTTGTAGTTTTTAATTTTGGTTAATATAATTATTAATTGTTTCATCCTCTTTGGATTGTAGTTGATAGCTAATTCTTTTAGCTCAATAGATATTTTAACAACGTCAGTTATTAAATTGCTAAATCTATTTTGATGGATTTCTAGGTCATTGTCACTAAGTTTAGTTCTTTTTAGAATACCTTTGTTCCATTGGACCTGACTAATTATAGCTAGCAGTCTGTCACTTAGAAAGTTGTGTCTTTCGTTAGCTTGCCAGTAGTCCCATTCTTGTTTCTGTCTGTAGTAAAACTCGTATTTATCCATCGTTATAATCCTCCATAAGTTTTAGTATTACCTCAGAGTAGGACTTATGTCCGTTCTCTTTACATTTAGTTTGGAACTTAATTAATGTTTCTAGCTTTTTAGCTGGAACATAAAAAGTCCTAGTAGTATAGTTAATTGTTCTTGACATTTTTTATTTTTTATAATTAAGTTGTAAATATATATATAATTATATTACAAAACAAAATAAATAATTAGTAGTTTATTAACAAACGATTGTTAAAAGAGATGTGTTATTCTAGCAATTTGTCCAAATTCACTAAATAGAAAAGACTCTATAGCTTTATTATTTGAACTTTGATAGCCTGATGTATGATGCCAAGTGTCAGCTTCACTAGGAGACATAAGAGACTCCACCCAGAGGCCTGGATATTGCTTACTAACTTTGTGATGTATGTGCTGAGTAAACATATACCTATATTTAGTGCTAGACCAGTCTGGACATTCGTCAGCTACTATCATTGGCAACGTGTCAGCCTTAATTTTATGGCCATGACAGGAAGATATTAAGCTCTTTTTATACTTGTAATATTTACGCATTTGCAAACTAACATCAAAAGTCACATCTTTATTATGTCTAAACCATGCAGCTAACAACTCAGCAACCATCCAGCCGACTGTATTGTCATGATTGCCAGGTGTAAACATTACGTGGACAGTAGAGACTTGCAATAACATTTCTATTATCTCAACCATCAACCTTTTAGCTATTAGAAAATGGTCACTTAGTAAGCCGTCACTATCTTGTCTAGTGCCACCAGTTGTAGTCATATTAAAATTGTCTACATGCAATAAGTCTCCTGAGAGAAGTAAAATAGTCTTATCTATGTTAAACCCTTGAGATTTTGCTAAACACCCTCTAACACCTTCTAAAGCCCTACTAACTGCTATTTGGTTATTATATTCCTCACCACTTACAAAAGACCTACAGAGCTTTCCTATGTGCAAATCACTAGGACACATAAACAATAAATGTCCGTCTGTGTATTTCTTGTAATTTAGTTTAGGGTATTTAGGGGAATATTGTTTAGCCTCTTCTATGACTTCTTTAGCTAGTTTCTTAAAGTCTTTTTCTGTTGCTTTAGGTTGTTTAAAATATAGACTAGCGTTATCGTTTTTAATCCATCCACTATGTAAAGTCTGAGGATCTAAACCCTCTTTCTCACATTCGTCAATAGCTCGTCTGTAGTTGTTTATTATTTCTGCTTCGTCTTTGTTAAGTCTATAGCGTGGATTCCCGCCATCTTTCCACCTTTTGTTATGTGATTTCAATTTGGATTAGTATTGGTTTTTGTAAATATAATAAAAAAATTATACTTTACTTTTTTGAACTTGTTCCGTAGTAAAATGCAAATATGTTTCCAATTACAACACCCTCAACCATTCCCATTAAATGTACAAACAATTCATTGTGCAAAACATTTGGAATATATACAACAGAATAAACTATAAAAACAAAACATAACAAACCAACAACACCAGTTAAATTCATCATCCAGTCATTACCGCCAGCCTTTGCTATTTCTACTTCTCTTTTTCTAGCTGAGTCTCTGTCTGCTACTTCTAGTTTATATAGTTCTATAACTCTATTATGTAATTCTGCTTTTTCTTCTGGTGTTAAGTCAGGATCTTTAGAAATAATGTTTTTTAATATTCCCATAGTACCACTAGAAGGCAAAACATCCCCAATTAAATCTAAGATTTTAGGTGCTTTCTCTTTTAACAATAATCCTATTTTAGTGTCTTTTAGTTTCTTCACTATAAATCTTTATACTCATTAGTGGCGTCAAAAGATGGACAGGCTTTGTTAGCAAACTCATTATGTGAGTAAATACTAGACTCTGGAAACATTGCTTTTAATGTTTTAAGCACGTTTAACAGACTTTCTTTTTGTTTTGGTGTTCTAGTATCTTTAGGCGTTTTACCGTCTGCCTCAACACCTCCGCAATAACATAGACCAATAGAAGTTTTATTTTCTCCTTTTGTATGGGCGCCAGACCTGTCTATGTCTCTACCTTTTTTAATAGTTCCATCTAACTCTACATAAAAATGATAGCCAATATCTGACCAACCACGCCCCTCAACATGCCACTTCTTAATAGTTTCAACTGGTATGTCTTGACCTTCTCTTGTAGCAGAACAATGAACTATAATTTTATCAATTTTCCTCATCTCTTTTTATTTTTCTATTGACTTTTTTTTTTGCGTTTAGTATTAAACGCTCCTCAACTCTAGCAAGTTTTTCTCTTAGTTGTGTATTTTCTTGGATTAACACATCAATTCTAGACTCTAAAGACTCTATTTTGTCTTTTAGTTGCATTATGACCTGAGCTTGTAGAGAATCCTGACGCTGTTCTCTTTTAGCTCCGATGTCTATTTTCTGCTTTATTATGTTCCAAATTTCTTTAATTCCTAAAGCTGAAATTAAAGCTATTAATAAACTGTGGTCATCCATCTTTAAACTATTTACCTTGTCCATTATACTTCTTTATATACAATTTAGAACCTTTAGTGTTAGACGTTTTAGTCTTAGCGTGTATTCCTTTACGCTTTTTCTTAGGTTTGTATTTCTTTAATATTGTAGCCTTTCTCATTCTTCTGGCATTGGCTCACTCCAGTCGCTACCACTAAGTAGCGTAAGTGCTTCAGTTTGGTTCATAACACTTCCCACAATTGGCAAGCTTGAATCACTTACAAAACTTGGTGTAACACTATAAGAAAGTAAACCTTGAGTGTTTGCTAAGTTTCTTCTCATACTTTGTGCAGAAGATTGATTTACTTGAGAAAAAAGCACTTTGTCTGTATCGCTTAAATCTATTACTATATAACTTCTATTATTCATTTTTATTTATTTTAAAATTT